TTCAAATCCTGCCATCCCAGCCAATGACCCGCTAGCTCAGCTGGCAGAGCAATTGCCTTTTAAGCAATGGGTCTGGAGTTCGAATCTCCAGCGGGTCACCAAATTACACCCCGGAAACATAAGTTTCCGGGGTGTTTTTCACAGTTTTCAGAACTTTTTCAGGCCGTTTTTTCTGAACCGGTTTGGTTTGCTTGTAATTTGCTTGCAACCGCAAGAGAACTATCAACCTTGTCAATCTCAGCCAAAATATCCTCGGCTTCCAAATGCGTGTAGATCTTATCTGTGGTTTTTATATCAGCATGACCCATCATACGGCGGAGAATTTGCGGGGTGACGCCGCCTCTGGCAGCTAAGGTTGAGAAGGTATGCCGGCAACTATGTGGTGTCATCCCCTCTACGCCAATCTCGTCCATCAGCTCTTTGAAGTCTCGCTTGCGGAAGTTCGTCGTGTTCTTATTGCCTTCGAATGCTTCTATCAGCAGGGTGTGGCCGCCATCCCTGGCTTTCTGTAGTAAAGAGCAATACGCATCGCGTCCGATCGGCGATACCGCAATAACCCGGCGCTCTCCTGCCCCTGTTTTAGATCCTCCGATAAAGTATGCATCCCGACAGTCCTTCACCGGCACCTTAACAATTCGTTGATGCGGGCACCGGTAGCAATGAGAATTAAGGCAATCCCAGCCGCCCGGTGCTTTGACTGCTGTATGGCGGCAATCTGTTGATCTGTGAAAGGCCGCTTGATATTCTTCTGCCTTGCGGCAATAGTAACATTCCGGGCATGGTTTTGATTGACGATACCTTCATCCATCGCCCATTTAGAGAGCTGACCAAATAGCTGCATCATCTTCTCACAGGTGGATTTTGCTTTTCCTTCTTCCTCCAACTGCACGACGACCGTCTGAAAGTCCGATTTTCGCAGCAGTCGGAATTTCTGTCCGTGCAACTCCGTACAGCTCTTATAGGCAGCCTCATAGCAAGCCATCTGCCCCTTTGTGACGGTACGGGCATGGACGGGTCTCCATCGCTCGTAGATCTGTGAGAAGGTCAAGTTGTATCTATCTGTGACATCTACGTCAGTAATCCTCTCCAAGGCCTTCTGAGCGGCGGCATAGGTCTTAAAACTGCCAATAAATATGCCGTTGCGTTGGGCGGCCCAGGGCTTCGCCCGATTACCCGGCATCTTATAGATCGTACCGGAGCCGTTCGCCCGTTTTCTTCGCTTCCTGACCTCGGGTGTTTGCTTCTTTCCACAAAGTGGGCAGAACAACGCCCCATCCGGTAGGGTAGCTTTACATTTTATGCAGTCCATAATTGCTCCTTTCGTGCAGAAATGTGTCCAGTTTGGACACATTGTTGACAAGGAGCTGCCTGCTGTGATAGTATAACAAGGCAGACTGCTCCTCTTGTGGTGAGTTGGGGTTCTGTATCTTGCCGTCCGGGTGTTGGTAGCATCCGGACGGATTTTTTATAAACAAATACAAAAATATTTGTTTTTCTTGTTGACAAACATAATAATATGTGTTATACTAATAATGTCAGGAGGGGAAGATAAAAATGAAAAGTTACTCTTCGAGAGAGGTAATCAAAATCCTAACGGCGGACGGATGGTACGAGGTCAACTGTGAAGGCGACCACCACCAATTCAAACATCCGACCAAACCCGGAAAGGTGACGGTTACTCACCCGGTAAAGGACATACCGATAAGAACACTAAAAAGCATCGAGAAGCAGGCGGGGCTGAAATTCCAGTAAGCCCCTACCCCTACCATTTTGAAAGGAGATCATACTATGCAAAACTATTATTCTTACCCCGCATTTTTCTACTTTGACGAAGACGGTATCTCTATCGAGTTTCCGGATCTGCCCGGCTGCCTGCCCTGTGCGCATGGACAGGAGGAAGCCTTCCGCAATGCAAAAGAGGCTTTAGGCCTACACCTGTACGGGATGGAGCAAGACGGAGATCCAATCCCCGAGCCTACGCCTGTTGCTCAGCTCTCCCCCGAGGATGGGGCTGTGGTAGCTATGGTAGAAGTGTTTATGCCTTCCTTCCGGGAACGCATGAAGAACAAGTCCGTCAATCGCACAGTTACCCTGCCGGCCTGGCTGAATGCTGCCGCCCTGGAGCGCGATATCAACTTTTCCCAGGTTCTGCAGGATGCCATTAAGGCGCAGATCGGCTTAAACTGATATTCCCTTTCCGTCCGGGTGTTGGTAGCACACCGGACGGATTTTTATTCAAGCTCTATTGCCGAAAGCAAAGCCTCAGATAAATAGTCTGTACTACCGTATATGAAGTAAGGTGCTTCATACTTATCGCTAAATCCTTGGTATTCAGCAAAGAGACGGCAAAATTCACCAACGCAGGGCATGGGACATAAGCGATCGAGCACATTCTGATCAATCGTTCCCAATTCACCGAAACTTGAATCCGATGCCATCCCCAATATAATATTGCTGATAACAATATCCCCTTTATGTGTGTTAAGGTGGATCGTGTTCATGTTACTGTCGTAATCTGTAGTGATTTTTTCCACAGTTCCGTAGATCTGATATACGGAACCCTCCAAACCATTCTCTGCCGCAGTGGTTAGAAAAACATCATCTGGCAGCAAAGGTATTAACAGTTTTTCCTCATCCGTACCGATTTCGTTTGGATAATCGAGAATCTCAATGTCCTCTTCTTGCGTGTCCTCAGTTTCCGACTTTTTTAACCCGGGAGCAGAAATATCTATCTGAATACAGCCTGCCAATAATAGGCACAAGACAAGTGTTAGTACAATCAATATCTTTTTCATTGTACATCTCCTTATCTAACTGCGCTGGTGAAGGCGACAGCTTTGCCCAGAATATGGATATTGTTCATTTCTTCGCCCCAAAATACCAAAGGACGGTACTGGGGGTTTTCCGGCTCCAGGGAAATATGATCGTCAAAGAGCCGGACACGCTTTAGGGTAGCCTCCCCGTCAATCAGGACGGCGGCGACCTCCCCATTCTCTACAGTCTCCTGCTGATGGATGTATACAATATCGCCGTCGAAGATCCGGGCATTGATCATGCTATCTCCCTTGCAGGTTAATGCAAAATCTGCGGTGATATGCTTGGGAATATCGATGTACTCCTCTATATGCTCATCCGCTAGAATGGGAACTCCGCAGGCAATGGCACCTACCAGCGGGATCTTCCGCATCTCTGGCATAGGGATGATGTTCTCCGGAATGCTACCATCAGCGACATCCCAACCCATTAAGTAGGCCGGGGTGGTGTGAAGCACTTCGGCTAACGGAATCAATATCTCAATAGGGAAATTCTTAATATCATTACTTTCATATCTATAAACAGTTGCTCGATTCTTTCCAATTTTGTCAGCTACCTGATCGGCAGACAAACCCAACGCCTCACGGCGCCTTTTAATTCTCTCTCCAATTTGCACGGAAAATCACCTCTCTGCTTAGTGTGTAGCTGTATTATATTGTGTTTTTCGCAAATTTGCAACCCCTAAATTGCATATTTGCGAAAAATATTTGCACGTCGTGCGAAAAAGTTCTTGACAACCACTTTTTACTGCTGTATTATACAGGTGTCGCAGATATGCGACAATCGAAATAGAAAGGCGTGATTGATTTGGTTAATACTGAGTTGCTTCGAGAGAAGATTGCCAAGAGTAATATGACTGTTTCCGATGTCGCAGCGAAGATGAACATTGATAAGGCAACATTATACCGGCGAATTGCAGCACCTGAAAGCTTTACAATTGGAGAAGCCTTAAAAATCTCGGAACTTCTGGAACTCCCGCATTCCGACTCAGTTGCTATTTTTTTTGCTCAACCAGTCGCATGACATGCGAATAACCCGGATTCACCACAACAATAAGAGGAGACCAACTATATGTCTTACGAAAAGATTGCCTGCGTAGTTGCTGGTAAAAGCCTTCCTGTGGCAGGACGCAATGAGTGTGGCGAGGCGGTCGTGGTTGAAGTCGGCCAATCCAGCAGAGGACGGTTCTTTTTGGTCACTACTGCCCAAAGCAATGACTGGTGTCGAATCAATACGTACTACGAAAACGGCGATAGAGACGAAACCTATCGTCGCTAATCCCCGGTGCTACCAACACCCGGACGGCAAGTACAAACCCACAAGTCACCACAACTTCACATGAAAGGAGCATCCCATGAAGGAATACACATTCTCTGAATATGCTCAGGCTCTTGACGGTGCCGGGCGGAAGGTTAAGGACGCAATCCTGGAGATGGCGTCCAACGACCCCAATATATCCCCGCTGGATCTTCGTCGCCTAGAAAGCATCGCCTACCCGGAGTCTCCGTAGAACCTTCCCACAAAGAAAGGAGTAGATATTATGCAAAAGTTGACTATGACCGTTACCGAGGTCTATTACGAAATGCGTGCTGCCGGTATTCATTGCAGCCCTACCAGCGTTTCTGCCGGTATCGCCTCTGGGGCGTATCCTTTTGGCCGTGTTGTCAGTGTAGGGGAGACTGGGCGGCGAACACTGGAGATCTTTCGCGTTGACTTTGATGCCTGGCTTGACTCCAAGACGCCCAAGCCCAAAATCGATACCAAGCCTTTGGCGCTGGTACACGCCCTTTGATTTATTCTATCATCCTCAAGTCTTGTTGAAGGAGGTGTGTTTCTTTTTTTGTTTATCCTTTCGGAAAGGTTGTGCGTTCTTTTGATGTTGGTGCATTGGTTTCGGCTGAAGCCTACTCCGTCAAGCGGTTCATCAGAACGGGCGGACGCCGTTGTCGTCGTTGTTGTAGTGGTTGTTGTTGATGTTGCCACGGGGCGAAACGCAAAGAAAGATACAACGCACAGCCTAAAAGTATTATTTTCTCTCGCTGGATCTCCAGGCGATTGCCATATACTTCACATCCATAACCATCTTTGACCAGTACTCTGCCGACTTGTCGGTCAGCAGCTCCAGAATCATAGACAGTTCGATGTAAAACAGCATTTCATCGCAAGTGGTGATCGCCTTGGTAATTGTCTCACACCGTTCCTGTTTCCTGGTCATGTTATTGATCCGGTTTGCTTCCAGCAAGGTTTCATAGATCTGCAAGCTTTTTATCTGGATCCGATCTACGAGAGAGTGGCGATATTTCTTCGGGTAACGGTTACAGTTCGAGGTTAACTTGAACGAATGAACGGCTAGCTCCTTTGCTTTAACAATTACCTTCAAGTCATTCTCTGCCATTGGTTATGCCTCTGAAGATTCAAAGATAGTAGATTTAAAGATCAAAAACGGGCGGACGCCGAAGTCGACGATGCTGAAGAGGCTGATGTCGACGTCGCCACGGGGCGAAACGCAAACTACCCAACTAGGATCATAGTGGGGTTGCGCAGACTCTGGAGTAGCAAGCCACCACCAATCGCCGGGGTTGTACCGGTCAAAGATGGCCACATTCTGCCGGTAAAAATCGAATGTGGGCAGGCTGATCATAGACTCCAGATCTTCATAGGGTTTCAGACCATCTAATGTCGTAAGGTCCGTCTTAAAAGTGCAGATATTTTCTTCACCGATGGTGTCAATGATTTTAGGAAGGACATTCTTCTTCAACTTCTGCAACACATCACTCTTCCGCAGGTCATTTTTTTTCCGAAGCGAGAGCGGAAAGGGATATTCTTTACGACTACCGGGGTCATGCCGTCCACATCGGGGAACTTAATAAATTCGATGCCGGCAATCTCGAATGTGCCGCCATCCTGGGCGGTGATATGTACGTTCTTCTTTTCGGTTACATTCATAGTTTTTCTCCTCTCACTTAGATACAAAGATATTAGATTTTAAGATGCAAAACGGGCGGACGCCGTAGTCGACGTAGTAGTAGCGGCCGTAGTCGACGTTGCCACGGGGCGAAACGCAAAGAACCCAGTTTTCACATTCATGGGTTGCGGTGCTGTCCGGTGTCGCAAGCCACCACCAGCGGTCTGGCTTGTGCTGATCCAGAATATGTACATACCGTCGGTACTGCTCTGCCGTGAGCAAGGATGCTCTGCGCTCAACGCTGAGGTAGTCCTTCAGACCGTCATTGGATGTCAGATCAACGTGGTGCAGGAGGATGTTATCCCAGCCAATGATGTCGGCCAGCTCCTGTGCAAACGCCTGGCACATTTCATCCGGATTGGATCCATCATAGTTATTGTTCTCTCCGAAGGTAGTATCATCAGGCAATGGATCTTTCAGAATGACGGCTACAGACTCCTGGTGGCGCTCAAGTACCACAAATTCATAGTCGCCGATTTTGAAAGTACCACCTTCCGGGGTATCTTCCGGTTTGAAGGCTTCCGTTTTTTGTGTAGCAGTGAGCTGATCGATCTGCGCCTGCGTCAGCTCGATTTTCTGTCCGTTGATACAAATGTAGTTTTTCATAATGACCTCCTATGATTTTGTTTCGATTTTGCGGATATTACAAAGCGGGATAGCGCACGGGGTACCGTCCCGTGGCCAGATTCGCAAAATACTCTCACTGATGTGGAGGCCGCCGTAGTATTGCTCGATGGTGTCATCCATGTAGTGAACAATGATAGTGCAGTAAACCGGACCGCGGCGCGCTACGTCAAAAATTTGGAAAGGGGGCCCCTTCTAATGGCCAGTAAAGCATTAAAAGGTTTAACAATCAAATTCGGAGCTGATACCTCCGAATTGACAAAATCCCTGGACAAGGTCGAGAAGCAAGGCAAGAGCCTTTCCAGCGAGCTGGGTCAGATCAATAAATTATTGAAATTGGACCCGAAAAACACCGAGCTGCTGGCCCAGAAGCAGAAGGTGCTCGCGGATGCAATCGGCAACACCGAAAAGAAGCTCGACACCCTGAAAGAGGCAGAGAAGCAGGTCCAGAAGCAATTTGAACGCGGGGAGGTTTCCGAAGCCCAGTACCGAGCCTTGCAGCGCGAAATTATCGAAACCGAGAACAAGCTCAGCAGATATAAAAACGCCGCTAAAGAAACCGCTGACGCCGTAGAGGAGCTCGGCCGGGAAGCCGGAGAAGCCGCCGGCAAAATTGACGATCAGGCTGACAAGACCGAAGAAGCCGAAAAGGCAACCGAGGACTTCGACGACGCCGCCGGGGACTTGGCAAAGGGTGGCCTTGCAGCATTGGTCGCCGCGGCCACTGCAGCGGTTACCGCTATTGTAGCCCTGGCGGAGGAATCCCGCGAATACCGCACCGAAATGGCCAAGTTAAATACAGCCTTCCAGGATAACAGCTTCAGCGCAGAAACCGCAACCAGGACATACGAAGCCCTGCAGAGCGTACTCGGCGAAACCGAGCAAGCGGTCGAGGCTTCTAACAATCTAGCTGCCCTTTGTACCAGCGAGGAAGAACTCAACGACTGGACCGAAATTTTAACTGGCGCTTATGCAAAATTCGGAGCGAGCCTGCCGGTCGAAGGCCTGGCAGAAGCGGCAAACGAAACAAAGCGCGTCGGCCAGGTTACCGGACCTCTTGCAGACGCCCTCAACTGGGCAGCAGAGGAGGGTGAAAGATTCGGCGTCACCATGAAGGAAGCTACCGAGGAAAACGAGGAGTGGAACAAGGCCGTCGAAGAAGCCACAAGCGCGGAAGATTATTTTAATCTTGCGCTGCAGGAATGCAGCACCGAGCAGGAGCGGCAACAGCTAATTACCCAGACCCTTACCAAGCTATACGGATCCGCCGCCAAGCAGTACAAAAAGACCAACGCGGAAGTGATCCGGGCGAACCAGGCCACCGAGAAGTGGAACAAGGCAACCGCCAAGCTCGGAAAGACCGTAGAGCCGGTGGTTACCGATATTAAAGAGCTGGGCGTCACCCTTTTAGAGGATGCAAGCGAACCCCTGGAGGATACCGCCGACTTTATCCGGAAAGAAGTAATCCCCGCAATTAAGAGCATCAGCTCGTGGACTGCTAAGAATCTTCCCAAAATCAAAGCCGGCCTTGTAGGCGTAGCTGCGGCAATGGTTGCGTTTAAAGCGGCCAGCATTGCAACCACGGTCGCGCAGAAGGGCCTGAAGGGCGCTATCGCGGCCACCACCGTGGCGCAGAAAGCCCTGACGCTTGCACAGGCAGCGACCCCCTGGGGCCTTGTAGCAACCGCCATCGCAGGTGTAACCGCCGCGATGATGGCATACGGAGTGAGTGTCGCGAAAGCCGAGCGCGGCGTGGATGTTTTGACCCAGGAGGAAAAAGACCTTATGACCGCCGCCGATGAAGCGGCTGAGGCATTCCGCGAGCAGAAGAAAGCCACGGACGAAGCCCTGGCAGATACCACCGCGCAAATGGGTCATGTGCAGGATATGGCAAATGAGCTACGACAGCTCGCCGCGGCTTCCGGTGAGGTCCAAGAAAAAGACCAAGCTCGGGCCCAATTTATTTTGACTGAGCTGAACGAGGCCCTCGGGACTGAATACACGATGGTGGACGGCGTAATCCAAAAGTACGACGACTTGCAAAACAGCATCGATGGGGTCATACAGGCCAAGCTTGCCAATTCCCTATTGGACGCCGCCAATGATTCTTACGTTCAGGCCATCATGGACGAGTCCGCGGCCTTCGAAAATTTAGGACTGAAACAGAAGGACTATCAGGCACAACTTAAAAAGACCCAAGACGCAGAACAAGCATACTACGACCTTCAAGCGCAGGCGCTGGAAGCCCGTGACAACGCCCGCACGGCGGACGAATTCAGAGCGCTTCAATATTACAGCACTCTCATTTCCGAGGCCTACGGTGCCTGGCAAGAAGAAAAAGGCATTTTAGCAGGAAAAGAAACCGCTTATAATGATGCGCTTAATCACTACGGGGTTGTAAAAGACACCATCCTCAATTATGAGGACGCGCAGACGGCTGCCCTGCAAGGTAACTACCAAACCACCGTGGATATTTTATCTAAAAAGGGCGGAGCTTACGGCAACTATTCCTCCAAGGTAAACAAGGAAACCGCAAAAGTTTTAGACACGCTGCTCAAAGAAGCTGTGGACGCGGGTATTAAAGCCGAACAAACAAAGCGCAATTTTGAGAACGGCGTGGACGGCTACACCAAGGAAATGGTCGAAGAAGCCGAAAAAGGCTATAACGACGCAATGGAGGAGTTCGCCAACGCCTACGCAGATGCAGAGAGCGTCGGTGAGGACCTCGCCGAGGGTATGACCGACGGCGCAGAGAATAAGCGGTCCGTGCTAATGGCTAAAGCCCGGAGCCTGGTGGCGGGCTTTTTGAGCGCCGCGCGGGAGGAGGCAGACACGCACTCCCCCTCGAAGAAAACTATTAAAATTTTTGAGGATATCGGCGAAGGTGCCGTGGTTGGTACCGAGAACAAGACCAAAGACGTGGAGCGGGCCGCAACCAAGCAAACCGCAGCTGTCCTGGAAGCCTACCGCGCTCCGGAGATTGACGCCCAGCGGGCCCTGCGCAATATCGCAGATCAACAGGTCGCACGGCAGGCTGCCGGGCAAATGACCGCTGCGACCGCCAACAGCGGTGCGCTTGAAGCGATCCTGGCAACCCTCAAGGAAGGCCAGGTCCTCCTGCTAGACAGTGGAGCGGTGGTCGGGGGCACGGCCAAAAAGATGGACAGCCAGCTGGGCATGCTTCGCGTGCTGGCAGCAAGGGGGGCAAGATAAGAAATGCAGAAAAGAACTTTGAAAATCGGCGATTATGACACCGCCGCTCACGGCTGGACGTTGGCCGCCTGTAAATTGAGCGACACGGACCCCAAGCTGAATTATGTAGAAAAGACCGGCGGCGACGGATCGTGGGACCTTTCCACGGTCATGACCGGCGGCCTCACCCGATACCGGAACCGCACCTTCACGGCCACCCTGGAGCATTCCGGAGGCACCCGGGAGGACCGGGAGGCTTTAATTAATGAGCTGGTAAACAACCACGACGGCCTGGAGCGGCAAATCATAACCCCGGACCGGCCCGAGCATTACCTGAAGGGCCGCGTTAAAATCGCGGTGGATTATAGCGACCGGGCCCATGCAGCGGTCACCATAACCGCGACCTGCGAGCCCTGGCTTCACCAGATCCGGGAAACCATCGTGGAGCTTACCGCAACGGCAGCAGCCCAAACAGCGGCCCTTTACAATGGTGGCCGCCGGGCGGTCGTACCGGTACTCACGGTGACCGGAAGCGTCCTGCTTCGATTCGGGATTTTCGAAACCGAAATAGACGAAGGCGTTTATGAATGGTCCCCGCTGCTGCTGACCCCCGGTTTGCATGAATTGGAATACAGCGGCGACGGCGCCCTTGTAATCACATACCGGGAGGCGGTGCTGCGATGATTACGCTTAACAGCGAATACCAATATATAGGCCGATCCAACGCGGTCAAGGCCTACGGGGCAAGCTATAACTATTATATCCTGCTTTACGCCAAGGCCACCGGCGACGCCGAAACCGGAAAACATGCCGTTTCGGTCAAGATGCGGCTGGCCTGTGATTCCAATTCCAGTTTTTACGGATGGCGTACCAACGGCACCGTGAAGGTCGCAGGCGCTGACGCGATCTCTTGGAGCAATCAGCAGGTCCCTGCTTCCTACTGGGGCGACAGCAGCAGCCTGACCGAGGACGGCGTGACATACCGCCGTTGGGTCGATTTGAAGGAAGGCTCGGTGGAAGTCGGATCGAACTACGCAGAAACCGAAATCGACATTGACGCTTCCTGGCAGCGGCTCTCCATCAGCGACACGCCGCCCAACTGGCTGCCGTCCACCACAACCGCGGAAGCCAGCGTCGCGGTGCTGCTTGCCGCAATCGAAAAGCCCGACCCGGAGCCGGAGCCTGAGCCCGAACCGGAACCCGAGCCTGAACCCGACGAACCCGAGGACAACCTGCCCGATGATGAGGAGCCGGAGCCGGACCCGGGCCCGGGCCCTGTTCCGGATCCTACCGCGGTCCCGGATGGCGTCCGGATTTATGCAGACGGCGCGCTCGCCTATGACAGCAGACTGGAAAACTACGACCTGGCCGGGCTAAAGGTTACCAAGGGCCTCAACGTAGGCGGAACGGCGGAAATCGTAATGCCGCTGGGGCACCCGGCTTATAACCGATTTATCAGCCACCGGACAATCGTGACTATTTACCGGAACAGCACGCTCCGCTTCCGGGGCCGGGCGCTGTATTCCGCCGAGAATTTCTACGGACAGCGGACGGTCACCTGCGAGGGCGAGCTTTGCCTTTTGCGGGACAGCGTCAACAGACCTTACCTGTACAAGAGCACCCCGGCGAAGATATTCCGCCACCTTGTACGGACCCACAACGCCCAGGTGGAGGAGTGGAAGCAATTTACCATAGGCACCGTGACGGTTACAGATCCGAATAATTATATTCGGCTGGAAAGCGAAAGCGCGGAAACCGTCATGGACACCATGAACAAGCTGCTGGAGCGCTGCGGCGGGTATATAAAATTTACCACAGCCAGCAACGGCAGCCGGGTTATAAATTGGTTGGAAGCCCTGGACAACACCAGCAACCAGTCAATCGAATTTGGAGAAAATCTGCTTGATTTCAGCAGCACCGGAGCCAATACCACGGACCTGGCAACCGGCCTGGTCCCATACGGCGCCAAGGATGAAACCACCAAAAAGCGCGTTACCATCGAGAACGTCAACGGCGGAAAAGATTACATTCTGGCGCCGGATGCAATCGCGGTCCGCGGTACGATCATGGCGACCGCAACCTGGGACGATGTAACGGACGCGGCGAACCTGCTGAAAAAGGCCAAGGCATACCTGGAAACCCGGAAGGTTTTTATCACATCGCTGCAGCTAACCGCCCTGGATTTATCGTATTTGGATAAAGACCTGGACAGTTTCTCCGTTGGCGATATTATCCGGGTCGTATCGGGCCCGCACGGCGTCAATGAGAATTTCCAGCTAAGCCAGCTTACAGAAGATTTGATAAACCCGGCGCAAAGCACAATCACTCTGGGAAAGGATATCCAGTCTTTGACCGGATCCGACGTAGCCGGCGACAACAAGAGCCTGAACGAGATCGAAGCCGTAAAAGTTAAGTATGATTCCGACATCGAAGGCGTAGCGGCCCAGGTAGAGAGCAGCGTCCTGGCGAAAACGTCCACCATTTACGTCCCGCAAGACGCAATGGCGGCCTTGGAGGAGGAGCTGGCAAAAACGGACGAAACCCTGCTGGCCAGAATCGTAGCGGAGGAAAACACCCGCGCCGGAGTAATTAACAAGGTAAACGGCGTGGTCCATATCAGCGGCGGCGCGCCTATCAATATGCTGGGTGGCAAGATCGACATTGACGGAAGCGAGATAAACTTTAAAAAGGAGATCCGCTTCCTAAATGAATCCGGCGTCCGAATTGCCGATAAGGACGGAAATTTTTATTACGTACTCCAGGTCGATGCAAGCAACAGCTGCGTGGTTGGTAACGACTATACAAGCCTATACCTCCGGGGCAAGGATGCGGTGTACCTGTACAAGACCGGTGCGGTGGTAACTTCCGACGCCCGGCAGAAAAACGCCGTAGAAGCCCTTCCAGAGGCTTACACGGATATGCTGGACAGGCTAACCCCGGTGCGCTTCCGGTATAACGGCCGCGGCGATAAGTACCACGTCGGCTTTGTAGCCCAGGACGTAGACGCAGCCCTTACCGGAGCGGGGCTCAACCGGGAGGACTTCGGCGGTTTCGTAGATGTAGCCGGCGACGGATCCGAACTCGGCCTCGCCTATGATGAATTTATCGGCCTGCTATTAGAAAAGATTCGCAGGCTGGAAAAACGAATTGAAAAAATGGAGGTAACAGCATGAGCCAAACAATCATAACCGCGCGCGTAATCGATCAAACGGTTCAGCTTTCTAATTTGCCTTTGATTGCATCCGGAAGCAAGGGCGTGCTTCAGATCCGGTGCGATTTTGACAGCAAGTGGGACGGCTACGGCAAAACCGCTGTATTTTACCGGGAACAGGGGCCTGTGTATCATATCGTCATTGTAAACGGCATCGCCACGATCCCCAAAGAGGTCCTGGCCGATTCCGGATATTTTTACTTTGGCATTTTCGGCGACGCGGACAACACCCGCACAACCGAAGTGGTCCGGCTGACCGTAGCCCAGGGCGCAATCACGGAAGCAACCGCAACGCCCGAGGACCCGACCCCGGATATTTACTCGCAGATCATGGCCGCGTATGCTGAACAGTGCGCCCGAATCGACGAGCTGGTGGCCATGCGCGGAAGCGACGGCGCCTCGGAGGTCTCGGTGCAGGATGAATATATCACCGGCACGATCAAGCACAACGGCGTTAGCGCCTATGCTGATTTTACGATCAAGGACCTTTCCCTTATCGCGGGCGGCTATCACTATTCCGATTATTTCTTGCTGCCGGAGCTCGCACCCCTCGGCCCGGTAGAAATGAAAACAACAAACCCGGACCTGAATATTACTATTGAAGCAGCCGCCCCATTCAACGCCGGCTGGGCAAGGGTCCTTATTGAAAACCCGTCCAACAGCATGTACACCACGGACATGGTCACAACGGCAACTGCTTTCTATCCGCTCGCCCGCCCATACATCCCCGAGCTGGGCGACATGCGGGTGGATGCACTGGGCAGAGCATGGAGCACAGCGGGCGAGGCCTTCCGGGAAAACACCCGCCCCGCTCTCCATATCAGCGTCAGCACGGACGCAGAGGGCAACCACGTCGCGAGCCGCGACTCCCTGAGCATCTACGAGCAGGCCTGCGTCGAGGGCCGCGCGGTGTATCTGGACTGGGGCCCTGGCATCCACATCCCGCTCGCATATTCCACCGAAGATCAGGCCCGCTTTGAGGATACGCAAGTCACCGAAAGCGGCCTCTACACCTGTCAAATGCTAATCGGCCCGGACAGTCGGGTGCTGGTACAGGAATCCAACGGCAGCACCATCGACGACAGCAAGATCGTCACCGACGCCACCTGGTCCAGTAAGAACATTGTGGACAAGCTGTGCCCCGCCTTTACGGAAAGCGGCCCTGTGGTCACCTGTGAGCCTGTGGAGAGCTATCCGCTGACCGTAACAGCAGAACAAGGTGCAATCTTAATCACTCGATGCGGAAAGAACCTTTTGAGCAATGTATGGAAAGACTTAAGCAACTACAAAAACAATAATCGTTTGATTCTACATCTGCCTAAAGGAAAGTATGTGCTGAGCGCAGAAAAGAATGAGGGCGCTGCCACCTATTTATATTTGACAAAATCTATTGATGGTGGCACAACATGGGAGACTTTTTATCGTTTGCACACCAACAACTCGGCAGCATTAAATACTGTGTCTTTTGAGGTAACAGGCGCAGAAGGTGAAATGTGGGCGCTTTGGACTGCATCACAAAACTATCTCAATTTGATAAAGTGGGTGCAGATTGAGGTGGGTACAACAGCAACAGATTATGAGCCTTATTTAGGGGCAGAGTTTAATGTGGGTGAACCGATTCTTGCTATTGAGGGAATCAATACCCTTTGGGCAGATATCGGAGAAATCACAGTTAGCGGTAAAGCTGACCCCACCGCAATCATCAAAAAGCTGACCAATGCAATTATCGCCCTCGGTGGCAATGTATAAGGAGGAATGTAAAATGTTCAGTTTAAGAGATTTTATCAAAAAGGGTTTGCTGGATGCCGTTGGCAAGATGGCAGACTATCAAGTCATCCTCAATGCTGCCGGGTGGCATGAGAAAGGTGTTCTCAATGAGGATGATCTGGCTGAGATCAGTGCAAAGATTGACGCTCAGTACCCGGCTGAGGAAGAAGCTGTGGAGGAGGAATAACTATGGGTTTGAAAATCGCATATTGCGCAGGACACGATCTCAATACCCCCGGCAAAAGATGCCCCGCCTATTTAGACCCCAAACAGACGAGAGAGTGGGTTCTGAACGACCGTGTGGCACGATATTTCGCACAGGCTGCGAACGAGTATGGGGGCGTTGAACTGCTCCGCACGGATGATCCTACCGGCAAGAGATTTATTGACATTCCGGATCGTGTTGCCAAGGCAAATGCCTGGGGTGCACATCTCTACACCGATATGCATCACAATGCCGGCATTGATGGCGGTTTTGGTGGCGGTGCTGTTGTGTTCAGCTACCCCGGCTCTGTCAATGGTGCCAAGTATCGTGATGCTGTTTACAAGGAAATCATTGCGGCAGGAAAGCTTAAAGGCAACCGGGCTGAGCCTGTGCAGGAGAAAGCGTTTGACTCTCTCCGCTTGAGCAAAATGCCTGCTATTCTCATTGAGTATGGATTCATGGATTCCCGGACAGATTATCCGATCATTATGACGGAATCCTATGCAAAGGCGGTAGCTTATGCCACCATGGAGGGCATTGCTAAGGTTGCTGGCTTGGAGAAGAAAACATCTGCCGAGACAGGCTATTCCTTGGAGCAATTCGTTCGTGATGTTCAGAAGGCTATTGGTGCAAAGGTAGACGGCATCCCCGGCCCGGAAACACTTTCCAAGACCCCCACGATATCTGCAAGAAAAAACCGCACACACGACGTTGTGAAAGCTGTGCAGAAGCGCCTGTATGCTTTGGGTTATACCATTGTGGGTACGGCTGATGGCATCGCAGGCCCCAAGTTTGAGGCGGCTGTTGTTGATTTCCAGGAGAATAACGATTGCTGGAAAGACGGTGAGATCACCGCAAAGAATAAGACCTGGAAAAAGCTCCTGGGTATGATCTGAGGAGGGCTATATATGAGTGAAGCTATTATCGTAGCCCTGATCACCGGTGGTATATCCCTTGCCGGTGTTGTCGTTACCTGCTTGGCGACATCCAAGAAAAGCGAAAAGGCTGCTGCAGTGGCACAAGCAGTCACCGATACAAAGATTGATGAGCTGACGAGAGAGGTCAGACTGCATAATGGCTTTGCCGAGAAGATTCCTGTCATCCAGGAGCAGATTAAAGTGATCAATCATCGTCTTGAAGATCTTGAACATAAATGAGGAGGAACTACTTATGACTGAAATGATCATGCATTATGCATCTATCGTACTGACCATCATTGCCGTGCTGGTAGCGGGCGTGAACATCATCGTGGAAGTGTTCAAAAAGCTCTTTCCGAAACTGCCTACCAACATTCTGGTGTTTGCTGTGGCTATTGTTGTGTCCCAGCTGACACTGTGGATCTGGGCGGCGGTAGCCGGATTTCCGGTGCTTTGGTACTACATCGTGGCGGCCGTTATCCTGGGCGTTTTCGTGGCATACGGCGCAATGTTTGGCTTTGATAAACTGAAGGATACATTCCAGAGGTTTAAGAAAACTGAATAAGTGTTTATAAAGGCAAAGCAGCGTTGCGGTTGGATGATGACTCCGGTACGGGCGCTGATGACCTGCTTGTGTTTTGCTTGTTTTTGACGGTTAATATCTTTTTATAACACATAATAACTTTCAATAAATTACGGATATTCGCAAAACACAGCATAAAACATAATTTTTATTAATAAAAATTATTACAATTAGCCTTTTAAGCAATGGGTCTGGAGTTCGAATCTCCAGCGGGTCACCAAAAAGAGGAAGATACCATTTGGTATCTTCCTCTTTTTTATTTGAACAGATGGAGATTCGAATCCATAAATGCAATATGCCGGTGGCATATTGCTGCCACCAGTTCAAAAACTGGTGGCTACCTTAATTTTTGCCAAAGGCAAAAATGCAAACGAATCTCCAGCGGGTCACCATCGCGTAAGCGAAGACCCAGCGGGTCACCATCGCGTAAGCGAAGACCCAGCGGGTCACCATCGCGTAAGCGAAGACCCAGCGGGTCACCATCGCGTAAGCGAAGACCCAGCGGGTCACCAACGCAAGGCGAAGACCCAGCGGGTCACGCTTTGCCTTTGGCAAAGCAAACGCAGGATACCTTCTCTATGTAAAGAACCAGTGGGGCAGAGATGGGTTTTCTTTCGCTTGCGAAAGAAAATGCAA